GACGTATTATCGGCGTGTTACCGAGAAACCTCGGTTAACCGAATCCTTAGGGTGGGGCTCGGGTTTGAGTCTTGATAAGATCACTACCAGTATGGCATTGATCCGATCTCGACGGCGACCTGACCTCTCCTAGAGGGAACTACAGGGCTAGAGGCTTAGGAACCTCGGTCCTACTGTGCTTTGAGCACGACAAGAACCCCCGGTAAACTGACAATTATGTCAGCCCGGATAACCAAGTTAGTTACAAATGATTAGCGATCCAATCGCAACTCCCACACTCCCGGAGGAAGGCGCTGCTGGCTCTTTTGCCATCAGTGACTTCACGGGTGCCAAGACTATTCGTCTAGGGCAAAACACCGCAGCGACTTCGAGTGGTCGTCTGGACTCCATCACTATTTCACATAGTAATGATCCTAAGACCAAACGGAGACGTTCGCTCTTCCGCGTCGATTATGGGTATTACCCAGTCGTCGGGGAGACAACGTCTCAAACGCAGCTGGTGAACACGGCGTATATCGTCCTGGATTATGTTCCAGGGCTTCAAACGTCGGTATCGGTCAACGCAGCTCTGACCCGCTTGTCCACTCTGTGGAACAATGGTCCTATCTCCAGCGTCATTTCGTCCAACACTTCGGTGTTGTACAAGTGGCTCCAGGGACAGCCGTAAGGGTGAGCTAGTTGCTCGAATTGTGGGCGGACGCGAATTGGATTTGCGAATCGCTAAGATAGTTTACCATATGGAAACTAAGAATAGCTTAGTCGGCTTTGTAGCTGACTTGTTCGCACATCTAATCGTGGACGTAGCAACTGTCTACGGCATTCGCGATAGAGTATATCAGCGGGACATTGATGAAATGTCTTCGCGAGGACGAAAAGAAGGACTGGGCTTTTACACCCAGGCCCTCCCGAAGCTGGGAAAAGCACTTGATGCTTCTCTCGGCCACGGCGTCCCGTTCCGCGTTCAAGGGTTCGAAAGAGCCCCCGGACGTACTACCCCCAAGTTATTTGGGTGGTTGTTTGAACGGATACTCGATGAAGAGGGCAATCCTAAGCCCTCCGCATTGCCGGACGACGTTCGCAGACTACGACAACTAGCTTATTTGGTTTATAAGCTAGAGGTACCTTATGCGGAAAAACTCAAGGAAAAGGTTATCCAAGAGTTCTGCACGACGGATAGCGAGCTCGGTAACATTGACTTTAGTCAGTGTGATCAAGCTACTATTGCCTTGGCTAATAGAATTATTGGCCAAGTCACGTCCCGGTTTCGCGCAACGGCTCTTCAGCCGAAGCACGGACCAGGCGCCGTAGCCACTGGTGAAAAACAGTGGCAAAAGATGCGCTTTAAGCGCTTCTATCGTGCACTAGCAGAGAAGTTCCCTTATGAGGAATACTTCTTTGCCTCCTATGGCCATCTCTGCGACGAGTGGAGACGGTTACAGGAGTTCGAGACCTTAGACACGGGTACGGCGAAAGTCGTACTCGTGCCGAAGGATTCTCGAGGTCCGCGTTTGATATCATGCGAGCCACTGGAGTACCAATGGATCCAACAGGCTGTAGCTCGTGAACTTGTAGAAGTTCTCGAGAGCCACCCATATACAACAGGTCATGTGAACTTCACTGACCAGTCTGTAAATAGGCGGTTAGCCTTGTTAGGGTCTATGGGAGCCAAGTGGGCCACTCTGGACATGAAGGAGGCTTCTGATCGGGTCTCGTTACAATTAGTACGAATCCTATTTCAGAATAACCTCCCTCTACTCCATATGCTTGAGGCGTGTCGAACGACACACACCAAGCTTCCGAGTGGTGAGGTGATCCCTCTAAATAAGTTTGCTCCGATGGGTTCAGCGTTATGCTTCCCAGTGGAGTCCCTTATTTTCTGGGCTCTCTCCGTTAGTCTGCTCGTAAACGTCGGCGGGTACGATCTCGAAAGAGCGCGTTCCCGTGTCTACGTTTATGGCGATGACATCATTGTAGATCTCGAAGACTATGAGATCTTGATGCAGCATATGCCCGCGTATGGACTAATGTTCAACGCAGCCAAGTGCTGTACGGTGGGCTCCTTCAGGGAGTCTTGTGGCATGGACGCCTTCAAAGGCGAAGATGTCACCCCGGTTAAACTCCGGACACCGTGGTCGTCGTCTAAGGCAGCGGGGCCATTCATCTCCTATGTCGAGTACAGTAATGCACTCTATACAAGGGGATACTGGCGTCTTGCTGATCGAATACAATGGTATGTGGATTTCCACTACAGGCCCGTACCCACTGTCACTGACAGCAGAGAAAGGTCGTACCTTTGTTATCGTCGGCAATTCTGCGACCATGCACAGCGCGGCGTTAAGTTCCAGCATCGCTGGAATTCATCGCTACAAAGACGAGAAGTCTTCGTGACTGTGACACATACTCCGCTATATGAGCGGGATATGCCTACTTGGGAGCGTCTATTCTGGCATCTTGTCAGAGATGACGACCCCAACTCTTCGGAGCAGCCCTATGGATCCACTTGGACTCCATGGTCTGGTAGGTGGCAACCGTACCGCGCCTTCCCGATCCGTCGCCGGGTAACCCACAAGCGAC